AGACCTTCGAATAGACATGGTGGTGTGAATTATGCCGCCCTAAACAAAACCGATGGTAGTAGAGATGTGTTCGTTTCCGATGGGATATTTCTACAAATGGATTATAACGCATATCACCCACGCTTGATTGCTAAGTTGATTGGATTCGATGTGCCTGATGGGAATATGCACCAATGGTTAGCTGACCAATATGGTTGTAGTGTGGATGAATCGAAGGGGATAACGTTCCAATTGTTGTATGGTGGTATCGATGATGAGTTCCGCCAAATCCCATACTTTGATAAGGTAGCTGATTATATTGATAACTTATGGATTGAAACACAAAAGCAGGGTTACTTACAAACACCACATAGAGAGATACCTTTGGGATGGATAGAACAACCCAATGCTCAAAAGGTATTCAACTACTTATTACAAGCGGTTGAGACTGAAATGAATGTGGATGTAATGCGAAGGATATTGGATTATGTGAGTGGGAATAGAATCCGATTTTGTTTATATACATACGATTCATTCCTTTTTGATGTTCCGACTGGTATAGATAAGGATATTGTTAGAGGATTAAAGGAAATAATTGAAGGAAGTGGGTTTCCTGTTAAGGCTAGTTGGGGATTAGATTACGGAAAATTATAACAATCATATTTATACTATATACAAAAATAGTGTCATAATATGAAAAAAATCAGTACCCTTATAGGTTTCCTACTTGTTTCGTTAATTTCGTTTGGACAAGATGTTAGAATTAAAAACGAAGTATTTGAAGTTCTATATTCTCAATCATTGGAGCAACCCTTAGTAATTAAGTATCGTTCAACAAACCGTCCTACAAATGTGAATAGAGGAGCAATGGATTTTTACAAAGAACCAAACATCAAAACATCAGATGCAGCCGATTACAAATCAAACATATATGATAAAGGACATGGTGCACCAGCTGCATCATTTTCTGATAATATGGTAAACCTAAAACAAACATTCTCATATTTAAATTGTATAATGCAAGACCAATACCTTAATAGAGGTGAGTGGAGATTGTTAGAAGAACAAATCCGTAAATGGGATGATACTGAAAATATAACTGTACTAATAAAAACATTCTTTGATACACCTGTAAAACGAGTACCAACTGGAGCAGCAATTCCATCATATTTACAAAAACATGTCTATTTTGAAAAAAGTAACAAATGGAAATGTTTTGTATTTCTAAATCAAAAACCAAAATTTCATTGGGATGAGTTAGAAATGATATGCGAAGAAGAAGACCACAAATTTTAATGAATATGAATTTATCTGAATTAATAAACGAAATACTTTCTGAATGGGCATACCGTTGTGATAATGGAACGCCAAACCCAAAGAACCCAATCCACTTAAAGGAGTTGGGTATTGTACTTTCAGAAATGGGGCTATCACACATCAAAAATGATTTGGTAGAAAACCTATTGATGGAAAATGGAAAAACACCTGAAAAAAATGTTGTAGAAGCTGATGGTAACTTTACAAACCCAGCTCTTAACAAATCTATTAAATATAAAAACGATAAGGGTGAGGATGCGGAAGGTATCGTTGGTAACTTATTAAGATTACCAAAAGAACATCCTGGTAGAGTAGCTGCAGAAAAAACACTACCTGCTGATGGTACGCCAGAAAGGGATGCATTAAATAAAGATTTAGGAGGTCAGAATCAACCAGGTGGTGCTGAAAAACCAAAGGATGCTAAAGGTGGTGAAGATGGTGGGGCTCCAAAAGAAGACCCAGCAAAAGCTGCAGCTGCAATGTTTGACCCAAAAGCAGACCCAGCTATGGCTGCTAGAATGGATAAAGAAAAAGATGTTCAAGCCCAATTAGCAAAAGATGCGGAAGCAGATAAAGAAACTGAAAAAATACAAAAACCAAAAGAGGATGGTGAATTTAACCCAATAGATAGTAAAGATGTTGCAAAGGAAATGCCACAAGCTGACCCAGAAACATTTGCTGGTGGTTCGGATATTCCAGATGGAGTAACGCCGGAGGAATTAGAAAAATTTAATACTGATATCCAAAAAGTAGCACAGCAAGTGGCTGATGCAAAGGCAAAAGGAGAACCAGCACCAAACATTAACTTATGTGATGTGACTGTGCCTGGTACAAACTTATATTGTGATGATAATTTAGGAATACCAAGAGACCAAATGCCACAATTCAAAGGTACGGCTCAACCTGGTAGTAGAGCAGCTTCTATGGATGTGGATGCAAGTGGTGAAGTAGATACTGAACCGGTATTTAAAGAAATGTTAAAAGAAAAAGGTATTAAAACCTTACAAACTCAAATACCTGCGGATAAATTAAAAGCAACACAAAAAGATTTAGTTGGAGCAAAAGTAGTTGGTATGATGGATGTTTTAAAAGACCCAAATCACCCAGCTTTTGAAAAAATTACTGCACCAATATATGTGAGTAGAGATGGACACGTAATTGATGGACACCACCGTTGGGCAGCTATTGTAGCTCATAACGCTGCAAATCCTGATAATCAAATACCAATGAAAACAACGGTATTGGATATGGATATTAAAGATGCAATTCCAATGGCGAATAAGTTTGCTGAAGATATGGGTATTGCAGCTAAAAAAGCAGATGCAAATAAAGAGGCACCAACAGAACCACAAAAGGTAACATCGGCACCGAAAGTAACTGAAAAGATAAAGAAAAAAATAGAAAATTGGACTGAAAAGGAAAAAGCATTCTTCGATAGAAATGAAGGAGCTCCTGGTTCAAAAGAACGTAGAAGTTTAGGACAGGCTTTGAAAGATAAAGCGGCCGGAGCTTGGAAAGCAATTAAAAAAGGTGCTAAGCACGAAGTTGAAGAATTCAAAGCAGCTGGTTCTGGTGTTAAAAACTTTTTTAGTGGTAAACCTTTGAGTGAGCATGAACAAAAAGCCGTTAAAGCAGTTGCTTTCAAAGTAGTAACAACTGCCGTATTCGGAGCTGCATTTGGTGGATTATCACATGGTGTTGCTGCATTTGGAAAGCACGTAGCAATGGAATTTATACCACATGTTATTGGAGAAACAATTCTAAAAGGAGTCGGTAAAGCGGCAGTATTTGCTGATATGGAAGGTGAAGCTGAAATGGATGTAAATATGGCTAAGTTTGCTGAAATGATTGCAGATGGATTGGAAAATATGGAAATAACTCCTGAAATGATGGAGGATATGGTTGATTCGTATAATAAGAAAAAAGAAAGTGGTGAAGCTGATAGTGATACCACTACTACTGGTGTAAAAGCAGAACATTTACATTTAGTGGATGAGTTAATGTTAGAAATGATTTATGGTTTTATTGAAGAAGTAACTGGAGAAGGTAAAAAAGGTGAATCGAAAGATTTTCCCGGATACTATCATATAGGAAATGGGTATTATTCTCAACAACCTAAAGGAGAAATTACACACAAAAAAGTTGCTAATAAAATGAAAGCCTTATCGGCAAAGGAAAAGGCGGAAAAAAATAAAACAAAAAAACCAGCAAAAGCAGCTGAACCTGTTGGTCAAACAATTGCTCCAAGTGGATTCAGAGATACAGGTGAAAAAGAATTAGAACCGAAAACACCACCTACTGGTAAAAAGAAAAAAGGTAAAAAAAATAAACAATTAGACCAAACAAAAAATACTAAACAAGAATTCAACAAAGGCGATTTATCTAAAGATGGGGTTACTGATGAAGAATTTGCAGCAAATAAAAAAGTAAAACCAGCATCAAATCAGATTGGAGTTGAAGAAATAGAAAAATTCTTTTTAGATAAAAACGGAAATACTAAATTTCCTAAAAAGTATTTGAAAGTTTTGGCTAGACTACTTAGTACGAAACCAGGTGGAGTTACTATTTCTGATTTTACCGATGTATCTGGAGCTGGTACATTATCATCTACAATGGGTGAATTATTAACTATGATGGGAGCTACTATTAAAGATGATAATCTAGCAAAAGAATTCTTTAATATGATAAGACAGCATGTTAAAGCAAATGGTAGTGAGTCTATCATTGATATTGGATGGGTAAATTCAGCTGAAAAAGTAAGAAAAGCTCAATTTGCAAGATACGATAGAAAATACGGAAAAGGTAATTGGGAATTGGATAATATGGCTTGGGATGTTGAGGGTGAAGTTGAAGCTTTGGGTATGGAGAATTACAAAGAAAACAAAGGATTTTCAACTGATGTATATGCAAAAGTTAAAGTTAATGGTGAGTATGTGTTAGATGAAATTTCACTTAAAAAAGAAATTAAAGCAAACTTATTGAATGCAACATCTGGTAGAGTTGCTGATATTATGGTGAGAGGATTGGCATCTGATGAGGATTTAGTAATATATGATGATTTGAATGCTAAAATAGATGCTTTGTCTGGATTAAAAGATAAAGAATCTGTAGCAGAACGAAAAAAACTTATAGAACAAAGAGATGCTATTGTTGAAAAATACAATGTTAATGTACCTGATGATGTAAAAGTATCCCATGTTCAAAGGATACAAAGAGAATTACATGAAAAATTTGTTGAAAAAGGAATTGGAGAAATTTCTACATTCTTAAAAAAATTCTGTGATAAAAATAATAAAAAATATAGAAAAGATTCAGCGAGTGTTATGACAACTACATTAAATCAAAAGCCTGATTATAACGCAAAAGTAACACAACAACTAGATGCAGTATGTGCATTAATGCCAAAGGGTGGTTTTAAAAATGCTGAAGATTATAATAAGGCATTGAAGCAAGCAAAAATTGGAGATACTTCAGATATGCAAAAAATAAATATGGCATTTATGGCAGCTATTGCAGAAGAAAACCCAAAATCCCAAGCAGCTAAATCATATAAACTTATTGTTACAAACTCACATAATCACTCTAAGGCAGTTAGAGAATTTTTACTTACAAACCCTGCTGCTAAAAAAGGATTATTAATGTCTATTAGAGAAGCCCTTCCATTGAAAGCTTTATTTGAAGGTGAAGAAAATATGATTTTATCGGATGTTAGTATTGATGATGATGTTTTAAAGGATGTTTTTGGAGTTGATTCTTTTGAAGAATTGGAGCAAAAATTAACTGTAAGAGATACTCCACCACCACCATCAATTGTATATAGTGTGGAAGGTAAAGAAGATATTCCTGTTGCGGAGATAGTTTCTAGACCAGATGGTATTGGATATGGTGGTAGTTGGAAATTAATTATGGCAGTACATCCTGATTTTGCTAAGAAATTAAAAGAAGCAAATGAAAGATTAAATAACAAATAACTCGTTTTTATCCTTCCTTTCCATTTTTAATATTTATAGTTAATTAAAAGAAAAGAGGATGAAGACACAGTTACTTTGTACATTTACAACAAAAGGAGAGTTACAAAATACTCTACAACAAATTAGAGAAACGTATCATATAGTGTATAATTACATTTATATTTTACAAAACAAGTCTAATTTGGATGAGTTGTTTATTACATATAATATAGATACAGCTTTCCAACCGGATACTCCATTGGAAAATACAATATTGATACATAGAAAGAAGGAATCTAATTCACTATATACTATTAATGCTCTTAACGAATTAGTTAAAGAGGAGAATGGTGGGGTATTAGATTCTTCGTTTGTCATTAATTGGCAGAAGTTTAAAAATTCAATCATACTAACAAATGCGGAAGGAACTAAGAAAATTCAGACAAGAGTTTTTGAAGTTATGTCATTTGGTGAGGCTGAAACAAATAACAATAAAAATAGTGAGGGATAATTAAAAATGTTTATACCAAATCATTTACATTTACTTGTAAAAGGATATATAAAAACCCCACCACAAACCGAAAACGTATTAAACGAATGGTTTAGACAATTAGTTACTAAAGTAGGAATGAAAGTGGTAGCAGGACCTACATCGGTTTATGTGAATGAACCTGGTAACGAAGGAATAACTGGAACTGTAACCCTAGCAACATCGCATGCTAGTATTCATGTTTGGGATAACGAAAATCCAGCTATGTTTCAATTTGACTTATATAGTTGTTCGGATTTTACACCAACACAAGTATTAGACCATATTGATGAATGGTTTGAATTAAAAGAAGCCTATTGGCAGTTTATAGATAGAAACGGAAGTACCTTTGAATTAGTAAATTCTGGGCATTTTACAAAAAACAAATAATTTAAATACTAACATTATGATACTTAAAAAAGGAGACAACAACGAAAATGTTAAGTTGATGCAACAAAAGCTGGGAATTGAACCAGCAGTAACTAATTTTGGACCTAAAACCGAAGCAGCTGTAAAAGAATGGCAGGCAAAAAATGGTTTAACCGCCGATGGTATAGTAGGACCGGCAACTTGGGCAAAGATTATGGGAGAATCAACTCCAGTACCAGCAGCACCAGTTCAACCTGTGGCAAATGTTGGTGGATTGAAATTAGATAAATTGAGAGGACATATTCCTGATGCGGTTATTCAAATGATTCCTGATACGGCAGCTAAATTCCAAATTAATACTCCATTAAGATTGGCACACTTCTTAGCACAATGTGGACATGAGAGTGGTGGATTTAAAGTAACACAAGAAAACTTAAACTATTCGGCTAAAGGATTGGCTGGTATTTTTAAGAAATATTTCCCAACTGAAGCAGCAGCAACTCCGTATGCTAGACAACCACAAAAGATTGCAAACAAAGTATATGCAAATCGTATGGCTAATGGTTCTGAAGCAAGTGGAGATGGCTACAAATTCAGAGGTAGAGGATACATCCAATTAACAGGTAGAGATAACTACACTCAATTCGGTAAAGCAATTGGTGAAGATATAGCATCAAATCCAGATGTAGTTAGTAGCAACTACGCATTACTTTCAGCAGCTTGGTTCTGGTCTAAAAACGGATTGAACAAATTGGCAGATGGTGGAGCAGGTGATACTGTGGTAACATCTATTACTAAAAGAGTAAATGGTGGTACAATTGGGTTACCTGACAGGATTAAACATTTCAAAGAATATTATCATTTATTAGCCTAAAATTTGGTAATGTAAATAAAAATTCGTATATTTATAGGATATAACATTATAAACATGGCAAACATAAGTTTAAAAAGACTATTTGAAGCTGAAGATTTCAAAGCTAAAAGTAAAGAGACTGGAAAATTAGTACACTTCAAATCAAAAGATGCATATCAAGCTGCATTAAAAGCTGGTACTCACGAAGACCCTAACGCTGAAAAAGGTGGAGCATCTAAAGCACCTGCAAAACCAAATGATATGTTTGGTGGGGATTATGCAAAAGATAGAGGTAGCGAAGCTCCCAACCAACCATCAGCTAACTTAACACCTGATTCTAAGATTGTTAAAGTACTTTCTAAAAAAACTGGAGTAAATGGTAGAGCATTAATTTCATGGACTGAGCAAAATGGTGTTGATTTGGAAAAAATAGCTAGTGATGTGGAATCCAAAAAATTAAATCCGATGGATTTTATGACCGCTGTTACGGGTAATACTGGAAACGAATACGCTAAAGCTATAATTGCAAAATACTCAAACACAGGTGCAGTAAATACAACACAACAACAACCAAAAGCACAATTTCCAAAGAAAGCATCTCAATTAGATGATACGCATGCAGAAAATGTAATAACTATATTGAATAAAGAAGCAGGACTTGATGGATATGCACAACTTGATGATGATTCTGGCGCTATTATGTATAATGCAAGTAAAGGTGAAATGCCAACGTACACATTATATATCGGTTCTAATATTGATTATGGTAAGCCTAATGAATTTAGAGTAAGTTTAGAACCTACTTATGGTAATGACCCATCTAAGTTGCAAGGTAAAATTGATAAATCCTTTAAATCAGCAGAAGATGCTAACACATTTATGATAGCTGTTACTAAAAAGTATAAAAAGGAATTGCAAATGGATGATGATACAAACGAATCAACGAAACTAACCAAAATGATTAAAAAATAAACAAAAGGGAGAAACTAAAAATTCTCCCTTTTTTATTTGGTATACTCGGGTATTTTTCGTATATTTGTGTATATCCACAATCATATACAAATGCCAATATCTCTACAAAATATACTTAAAAAAAGATTTGGAATTCTGAATAATTTGTCGTATATTTGTATTTCTATTATATTTATATATGTAACGGAGGTGAAGGACACTCACCTAAATAAAACCATAAAACATAAACTCTTAAAACTTAAAAGACATGGCTATTAACTTAGACGCAATTAAGAGCAGACTTAACAAACTGCAAAACACCCAAAGAACAACTGTAGAACTTTGGAAACCAGCACCCGGTAAACACACAATCCGATTGGTGCCCTACAAATTCAATAAAGAAAATCCTTTTATTGAACTTTACTTTCACTACAACATTAACAACAAATCTTACTTATCTCCGATGAGTTTTGGTAGACCCGACCCTATTGT